GATTCGCCGGGCCAGCTAAACACACACTAAACAAACGCAATTTAAAAATATGATAATAAAAAAACTATTAGAAATTGAAAGCATAGTATGCGGACGCAAAACGCCTTCAGATATGAATGATGATTCACTAAACGCACACTACTCAAAAAGCAGGGGTGAGGAAATAAAAATATTAGATATGCACTTACCTCACTTGGTGAGGGCTTATAGTAATATGATAGATTATGATAAGGAATGGCATGATAAAAGTTATAATGAAGGGTGGAATGACGCTTTAGAAAGTCTAAAAAAATAGGGGGCTTAGCCCCCTACTCTATTCTTCCTCAAGCCATTCATTTGCAATTATATTGAGTTCCTCAATGTCATTGCCATATAATTTTACGGCTTTTTTTAATTGTTGTTTATCTAGTTGTATTTTAAATTTAAGTTTTTTAAGTCTTTCAACATAACTATTTAAATTAAAATCATTAGAGCAATTTTTAATTTCCATGTTTATTAGATCTCTTAACAAACATTTTTCTTTAGTACTGAAATTTAAATTCATGCTTTCTCCTGGTTGAATTATTAGGGGGCGATTATCGCCCCCCACTTTCAACCCAACATTGAAACTATTTATCAAATAAAGTTGGGTTTTTTATTTCATCTAATTCTCGTTGTAGATTGTCAATCAAACTATGAGCGGCGTTGATTTGATTTTGCTGCTCATTCATTTTCTTAGCAATGATATCAAGTGTTTGCGATAATGCGTCCGCAAATCCAACCATTGTAGTTTTCTTTGTTACTTTCTCCATGTAATCACCTCCTTTCTTTTAAAGGCAAGGGGCGATAACGCCCCTTGGTAATTATTTCTCCGTAAGCTTTTCACCTTTAAGCTGGTGAGCTAAGCAGTTCCACTGTAACGTGGCACCCAGATAAACAAGGAACTTTTCATTCCCCGAAAAGTTTTCAAAATACTTTTCTAAGTCTTTCTGAGTTTTGTAGATGTGGAAAAACCCCGCAGGTTTGATGATATGATAATCATCAACATCTTTAGGTAAGCCGTAAAGCTTTGTAGTTTTTCCCCTTTGTTTTTTACTCAAAGGATATCTCCTATCAGTTGGGTTTTATATCTACTTGGTAGACTCTTTCTATTCTCTCCGTAGTATGTTCCGGTTCGAAGGTTGTCGGTCTGTTGCTCAACCAAGCTTGATATATAATTATAATATAAACATTATAAAAGATAATACAAGATAATAAATTAATTTATTTTAATTAGTTGTGGATAACTTTTCGTAAGGCAAAACCTAAAACAAAAATCAGATCGCCCTACTTTTCACGTGAAAACAAAACGCAATCCAAAAAGGTAACCCCTACTATTCCCAAATAGTCTAAACGTTTTCTAAGACCCCCACCCCCATATATGCGACGGGCGGGTTTTTGACGATGACCTATAATTAGTGATTTATACAAACATATAGTATAAAAAAGATATCATGATAAAACCAACAGCTGAAGAACTCAAGCTGCTGCTCCGTGAACAGGAATTAAAACTTAAGGCTGCAGCTCAAGATAACTTTTTAAATTTTGTACGAGTGATGTGGCCAGACTTTGTAAAAGGGCCCCACCACCTTAAGACAGCATCCAAGCTCCAAGATCTAGCAGACGGGAAAATTAAAAGATTAATTGTGAATATGCCACCCAGGCATACCAAATCAGAATTTGCATCATTTTTGTTCCCTGCTTTTATGATGGGGATGAATCCTAAATTAAAAATAATTCAAACAACACACACAGCGGAACTTGCTTACCGGTTCGGTCGTAAGGTTAGAAACTTAATGGGCACTGGTGAATACAGAAATGTTTTTGAAAGTGTAAACTTAAGTGCAGACAGTAAAGCAGCGGGACGTTGGGAAACAAATCATGGTGGAGAATATTTTGCTGCGGGTGTTGGTGGTGCAATCACGGGCCGTGGTGCGGATCTCTTGATTATTGATGATCCTCATTCGGAACAAGATGCACTATCCGAGACAGCCATGGATAATGCCTACGAGTGGTATACCTCTGGTCCTAGACAACGTTTACAACCAGGCGGGCGCATTCTAATTGTTATGACACGTTGGTCAACAAAAGATTTGACTGGTCAGTTAATGAAAGCACAAACAGAACCAAAAGCAGATCAATGGGAAGTTGTAGAGTTCCCTGCTATTCTTCCTAACAATGAACCTATCTGGCCACAGTATTGGAAACTAGAAGAACTTGAAGCGGTCAAAGCTTCACTTACCGAACAGAAGTGGCAAGCACAATGGCAACAACAACCAACCTCTGAAGAAGGTTCCATCATCAAACGTGAGTGGTGGCAAGTGTGGGAGCAAGAGCGTATACCTGATTTGATACATGTGATACAAAGTTATGATACAGCATTTAGTAAAAAAGAAACGGCAGACTATAGTGCCATTAGTACGTGGGGTATATTCTTCCCTGAAGAGAATGGTAAGCCCCATGCTATTTTAATTGATTGTAAAAAAGGGAGATGGGATTTTCCTGAATTAAAAAAAGTGGCGTTAGAAGAATATAAATATTGGGAACCGGAAACCATAATTGTGGAAGCGAAAGCAAGTGGAACACCCTTGACTCACGAATTACGGACCATGGGTATTCCCGTTGTTAACTTTACACCTAGCAAAGGAAATGATAAACATGTAAGAGTTAATTCTGTTGCTCCTTTATTTGAAGCTGGCATGGTATGGCGACCAGATGAAAGATGGACAGAAGAGATGGTGGAAGAGTGTGCAGCTTTTCCATACGGTGAACATGATGATTTAGTGGACAGTATGACCCAAGCTATGTTAAGGTTCCGTCAAGGTAATTTTGTTGTTCATCCAGAAGATTACGAAGATCCACCATTGCAACTTGGTGCACAACGAAATTATTATTAGGAGGGCCTATGGTCGAGAGTAGAGTAAAACAATTAAGAGATCTTCTTGAAGATGCAATCGCAAATGGGGATCAAGATCAAATAGAAATTATACAACAAGAATTATTTACAATTAATCCAACATACGTAAAAGGATATAACGAAGGTGGTTTTGCAAAAGGTTCAGCAGAAGGTTCCGTGATAAAAATGAAACCGATGAGAATGAAATCTGGCGGCGCTGCTAAACGTGGCTATGGTAAGGCGAGAAGATAATGGCTGTAGATAAAAGAATTACAGGAGTTGCAAATCCTGATTTAGAAGTTGAAGAAACGGTGGACGTTGAAGCAAGTGATATTGTTAAAGGAATAAATGGTGATGAAGAGATAGAGATTGAGGAAACAGAAGAAGGCGGGGCAGTTATAGACTTTGATCCGTCATCCAAGCCACTTGAAGCGGAATTTGCAGACAACTTAGCAGAATTTTTAGATGATAATGTATTAGGCAATATCGCAAGTGATATTGTTGGAGAAGTAAAATCGGACCGTGAATCACGGCACGAGTGGGAGTTTTCGTATACTAAGGGATTAGATTTATTAGGATTTAAATATCAAGAACGTTCCGAACCATTTCAAGGAGCGAGCAGTGTTACCCATCCGCTATTAGCAGAATCCGTTACACAGTTTCAAGCATCAGCATTCAAAGAGTTACTACCACCAAGTGGTCCTGTTAAAACAAGTATCATTGGCGCAGAGAGTCCAGAAATTATAGCGCAAGCAGATAGAGTTCAAGATTTCATGAACTATCAGATTACCAATAAGATGGAAGAGTACACACCTGATATGGATCAGTTACTTTTTCATTTACCTCTTGCAGGGTCTGCTTTTAAAAAAGTTTACTACGAAGCAACAAGACAAGCAGCTGTTTCAAAATTTATTCCGAGTGAAGATTTAATTGTTAATTACTTAGCAACCGATTTACAATCAGCGGAACGTGTTACACACATCGTTAAGATATCACAAAATGATTTGCTCAAACAACAGGTAGCGGGATTTTATAGAGACGTTGATGTACAAACAAGTAATGAAGAAACAAACATACAGAAAAAATATAATGAGTTAGAAGGCGTAGAGAAAACAGGATACGAAGAAGATGTTTATACGCTGTACGAAATACATTGCGATTTAGACATAGAAGGTTTCGAAGATGTCGACGTTACAACCGGCGAGGCTACTGGTATTAAGGTGCCATACATTGTAACAGTTGATGAAGGCTCCAATAAAATATTATCCATATACAGAAACTATCAGGAGACAGATCCCCTTAGAAAAAAAATTGAATATTTCGTTCACTACAAGTTCCTTCCTGGTCTTGGCTTTTACGGTTTTGGTCTTATCCATATGCTTGGGGGCTTATCAAGAACGGCTACCTCCACGCTTCGTCAACTTATTGATGCGGGAACACTTTCCAATTTACCAGCAGGATTTAAAGCCAAGGGCATACGAATCTCTGACGACGATAGTCCATTACAACCAGGAGAATTTAGAGACATAGACGCACCGAGCGGGGACTTACGTTCTGGTTTGATGCCATTACCATACAAGGGTCCTGATCCAACGCTATTTAATCTTTTAGGTTTTTGTGTTGACGCTGGACAAAAGTTTGCAGCAGTAGCTGATATAAAAATTTCAGAAACAAATACAAATGCTCCAGTTGGTACAACTTTAGCCATGATGGAACAAGGCGCAAAAGTAATGAGCGCTATCCACAAACGTTTACACTACGCACAAAAACATGAGTTCAAATTATTAGCAAAAGTATTTGGAACTTTCTTACCACCTGAATATCCATACATGGTTGTTGGTGGTAATCAAATGATTAAGCAAACAGATTTTGATGATCGTGTTGATGTTATTCCTGTTTCTGATCCAAATATGTTTTCAATGTCACAAAGAGTGGCAATGGCTCAACTACAATTACAACTGGCACAAGCAGCACCAGAAATACATAACTTACAAGAAGCCTATCGTCGAATGTATCAATCTTTAAATGTTCAAAACATTGAAGCTTTGTTACCTCCACCACCAGAACCAAAACCAATTGACCCTGGTATAGAGAATGCAATGGCTTTAGGACTAAAACCACTACGTGCTTTCGAAGTTCAAAATCAACAAGCACACATTGATGCGCATAGAGCGTTTATGTCTAGCTCTTTGGTTAAATCTAACCTACAAGTGTTAGCATTATTACAAGGACATATTTCTGAACACACAGCATTGCTAGCAAGACAGGAAGTTATGGCACAAATGGGACCACAATTACAACAAATGCAACAACAAATGCAAAATCCTATGATGGCACAAAATCCACAGATGCAGCAACAAGTACAACAAGTACAAAAAGAGATAGAATCACAAATTGCTATTCGAATTGCTGAATTGACTAACGATATGGTAGCGGAGGAGCAAGAATTCCTTGATGCACAAGGTACAGATCAGCTAGTTGCGCTACGTGAGAAGGAATTAAATATAGAAGAACAGGACTTACAACGAAAAGTAACTGAAGGTAAGGAAAGAATAGCCCTAGATAAAATGAAATTCACACAAAAAGAAGATTTACAATCGAAAAAAATAGATTCTATTGAGGATATCGCAGAACTACGTGCTAGAGTAGCCCTTGAAAAGGAACAAGGAAGGGCAAAGCGTGACTAATTACGACAAATGGTACAAAAGTCTTTATCAAACGGCTAGAAAAAACATTGATCAAGAAAAAATAGACCCTATTGAATTTGCAACAGCGTTAATTAACGTGTCAAAATTAATACTGGTAGAAGAAGTAGGTGTTATAGAAGCTGAAAACTTATTTGATTTTGCTAATAAAAGTTTTATAATAGAAGCTGAAAAGATAACTTATCATTAAAGGAGATAACATGGCATTAAACAACCCAAAACCAAAATATATAAATGGTTCGCTATATCCAAATGCTAAAATGACAGTTTCTAGTGACATGAATCCTTATGCAGGTCCTCATGTAAATAAAACTGCAATAGCGGATGTTTACAGTGCTACTATGGAAGGACCAAAAGTAAAACAAAATTTAGGCGCTGGACCAAAGGGTCAACGCAGTAAGGTACAAATTAAAAAAGTACCGTTCAAAGGTTTATTTTAATCGTAAATTAAGATAAGCTACTTTTTTTTAAAGGAGGTTTTTATGAATCTACTAAAAGATCTATGGGATCATTTAAAAGAATGGTCGGATTGGAAAATGAAGGACTGGATCAAGGCGGCTATTGTTGCAGTGATCGTGATTATTGTAATCGGAGCAATATAATTTTATGGTGTGGCAATTATTAGCGAAGCCCTTACTAGGTGTGGCCACAGACGCCGT